AGGGGTAAGACCATCTTCTGTCTTCTGTGCAGTGGGGTCAAAACCTTCCAATATCTCAGGATTGTTTATGGCACTAGCTAAATCTATACCGTTGTTCGTCAACGGATTGGCTATGTTGGATATGTTTGTGCGAAAAAGTTGTTCTGCCTGCGACGCTGCATCTCTAGCTGCCCGGTTCTCTTCTCGAACGGCGTTCTCGAAATCCGACATGTAATCTGAATCCGCCTGCAGTTCGGCCTTTATGCGGGCATCACGCTCCTCGGGGAGTTCATACTTCGCAAATACATCGGGGAAAGCCTGCTTTAGAAGAGACTCATCGTACATCAGTTGCCACCCCCCAACCTATAATCCTGAATATAAGACTCCATAAGCATGTCTGACGTAATCGTGGAGCTGCTCCTCTCTGGGACTATGTTGTTTACATGACCCCCGCCGTTGGTCATGTATTCCCCGTAATTTATGTACCTGTCTATCTGCGCGGCGGCAGCCTCTATCTGCAGGGCATGCTCAAAATTGCGGACATTAACACCCTCATCAGCCAGACCCTGAACCTTGTCGGTATAGCTAACAAGTAATTCTCGTATTTCCTCAACACGTTCCGGTACTGGTATGTTCTTGTCTTCAATAGCTCGTATCTTATTTATTATATTTTGGCCTACCGGATGGATGTTGCGCTTTGAAGTAGCTATATCACGAATAACTGCAGGGGGCGCTCCCGCCGCTACCGCTTGGCTAATAGCACTAGCGGTATCGGGTTCAAAAGTAAACTTAATCTGGTCTACGACCCCTTCAGCGTAGGTGTTTAAAATTTTACCTTCTTCTGTTGCAAGTTCGTTTCGGACTTTCAACACTTGATCCCGATCTGTTTTCGTCAGGACTTTGTGGTCCAGCAAAAAAGCATTTAGGTCAGACTCGGTTTCAAACATAGCGCCTTTGGCATGTAGCTCACGTAATTTAGTAGACGCAGAGCTTATCAATGCTACGCTGTCAGTTCCGTATTGGAGTTTAGATGCGCTAATAATATTAGCCCGGATCTTACGTTTCTCTTCAGCAACTTTTTCAGACTCCCCGGATATCGCTCGTAGCTGGCGGAAGTCTTCAAAAATATCTTGGTCGTTTTCGTAATACTTCTCGGGAACACCGTTAGCCTTGTCACCACTTATGCGTGGCAGAACCTCTGTGTCGTATAAAACGTTAAGGGCGGATACTACTCGCTTTTCACCAGCAGTGTTCTTACTGTTCTTAACATCTTCGACATATTTAGATAGAGCGCCTTCGGGGGCTAGAAACTCTCGTAGATCGTTTCGGTTCCCCATCTTGGTAAGAAGCTCTACCCCACTATCTTCTGCAAACTTAGCCAGATTTGTTACTTCAGCCACTGCTGCTTCATAGCTGCTGTTTGGATCTACCGCCATATTCTTAGCGGCTTCTTTTATGAAGACCAACATAGCATCGTCGGCTTTAGAGTAGTCGTTTTCATACACAGCGTTCAAACTATCTATGAAGGTCGCCACATGCGCGTAGCTGTATTTCCCGTTCTGCAGCATGTGATAAACAAATTCAGGCCCACCGTTAACTATATCCTGCTTACGTGCTTCTAAGGCTTTATCATTTATCTTTTTGGCCGCTGTTGCAGCAGCTCCTTCCATTACCTGAAGCTGAGATTCCACATCTCGCTGTGGAATCTCTAACAAAGCATCCTTGTTGGCGTCGTACCAATCTTTTGCCTCTTTGAAAGACTCCACCGCGTCCTTACCGGGACGATACCGGATAGAACTAAATACCCCGCTTATAAGAGATGATTGAAGCTCCTGTTTCTCCTGAAATGTTTTAGCGTGTCTACCGGTTATATCATCAATTCTTCGCATGCCTGATACAGGATTCACCTGAAAAAGCCAGTTTGGGTCGTTCTCGGACTCCCGCAGCGCAGAGTCTATCGTGCGAACAACTTTATCCTGTTCTTCCACCAGAAGCTGTTCAGCCCGGTGTCTTGCTGCTCGGCTCTTGTAGGTGTTGTGTACATCAGCTATGCGGAGCATTGCCTTCTGCTGAACGGCGGGATCATACTCTTTGAGTACCCCCATTATAGCCTCGTTCATACCGGCCACATATGGGTCATAAGAATCGCTGGCACCTATACCTTTTGTACTAGCATATCCGGCTACCTTATTCCCCTCGGAATCAACACCCCCATAATACTGACGCTGCATTATGTCGCTTACTCGCAACACCGCATCCTGCGCTCGTACAGAGTTTTCCCGGTCTTGATAATCGATGGCGGACTTGACCATCACGCCCGCCAGTTTAGCTCCCGCTTCTATAGAGGTATCAACATTTATTTTTGGGAGATCTACCGGTGTGAACTGTACATTAGCTGCCCGCATGTCAATAGTAGGAGCGCGTATAGCCGATACTGAACCGGAAGCAGAGGACAAACTCCCGCCCAACATCGTGGGGGTTACCCCACTACCACTACTACTGCGGTTTGTGTTTACTCTTTCTGAGGCTAGTTTTACTCGCGGCATATCCTATATCCCTGCTAACGGAGAAGTTCCCGGTGTGGCAAGAGAGCCAGACAGGGTGTGGCCTGTTGAAATAGCCCGAGTGGTAGGCTGCCATCCAGAACTTCGAGAGGTGCTGAATACGGTGGAAGGCTGTCCTGTTGCGGGGTTATTTGTTAAAAAGCTATAGCTTGATTTCGGCTGTTTTAGAGCAGCATAAGCTCCAACACCCATACCGATGCCGCCGAAAAGACCATTCATAAAGTTATTGCGTATATCCTGCTTGTTATTCTGATACTGAAAATCAGAACCGTATGCCCCGGATTGATAAGCATACTCAGCAGACTGTCTGTTGGATGCGGCATTGATCATGGAGCCTGCATAGTTAGCAGCGCCCTGTAAAAGCGTACCTGCCGCCCCCATGCGGGCGTTCATAAAGTTGGCGGTTGCCCCCTGCAGTATGTTGAATCCGTTTAGCTTACCTTCCCAATTCAGCTGCTGTATTTTTAATCTTCCTTGGTACAGGTTCTGCGCTATAGTATTCTGCAGCCCATTGACTTCGCGGGTAGCCCCCTGTTTTATAGCTGTCTCATCAAGATACTGCTGTGTGATGGAATCAACCATTGTATCTTCGTAACTTCCTCCTTCCTTTACAACACCCTGAAAGTTTTGTACCGCTATCTGTCCACGTTCCACCTCGCGTTGATTGGCTAGAAGCTGTAAATCCAGATCCATCGATTCCCATATATTAGCAATATCTGAATCCAACAAAGTGGCATTATACAACGAGGTGTTCATTATAAGTGAGCCGTTATACGCAGCTTTAGCGTTCTCAAATTCAGCTGATTTTGCGGCCATTCTAAATTGCGCGTCGGAAACCTGTGCCTGCATAGCCGCAGACTGTTTAGCCATACCAAAGTTGAACCCTGCAAGTTCCGTTTGCATAGCTATGTTGCTGCGGGCGACATTGTACTGCATTTGGTTATTATATCGGTTCCACGCCAGCTGATTATCGTTCTGTGTTTGAGCTTGGTTCTTCTGTGATATGGTGCCTATAATAGAAAGAACAGCTGGGATATATTGCCACATTACTCGTAAACCTCCCCTTCATCCACGACCCCTCGCACAGTAAGCGGTAGCGGCTGTTTCTGTTTTATGTAGTACACATCGTCTTTGTCGAACCCTTCAGGGAAGGCTATAGTGTACCACCCTGTGTATAGAGGAACGGCGACCCCTAAGCTATCACCGGGGACACGAAATGGTATTTCTTCCTCGTAGTCGCCATCTTCTTTATCATATCTGCCTATCCACATACCAAGCGAACGATACAGATCGATTGATACATTGGTAATTCTCTGCGCTCTTCCTCGACTCGTACCGTCTCTAACGTCAGCATCAATCAAGTGTGGTCTTACTTCGGACTCGTACGGCAGTCCAATGACTACCACACTGTAGTTATTGTTGAGCGTTATCTCACCTGATCCGTCTACTATTCTTGAAGGGTGTACAGAACCATCAGCCAGAATATCGACACTTTCCCCCACAAGATGATCTAGCCCGGATATAGTTGATGTCGGAGTGCTATCATAAACAAGATGGCTGTCTAAGAATCTGCCGTCAACAGCGTCCTCTGACTTGAACCAATCAGCCATTTTTTCGAGATACCACTTATCCGCGCCGTCTATGGATCGCTTGACCACCATCCAGACATCGTCTTCACGGGTATTTCCCGGTATAACGGTACAGGCTTTAAATTCACCATCTGTCGAGTGCCTATGCCACCCGACAACTTTATGCTGTCTCTGGTAAGTTATCCCCAGCAGAGCGCCGTCTTCTCTAACAGCCCATATTATAGAATCTGGGGTCTGCTGATACGTCCAATCAACAACAGAATAGTTTTCGGTAAGGTGCGGCGAAAGTATCGCCATGTCAGAAGTCTTGTAAGCGTCAAGGGTGTAGTCATATACAAACTCATTGATAACCCTGCCGTGCCTCTCTACAAACAAAGTCGTAATGCCGACCATCAACGGCTTATTCGGCTCTGATCCGTTGTTCGTCTGCCGCCGCGCCAATATGTTGCTCGGCGTCAAAGCCGATTGATCGTTTCCGTCTACCGTCCACTCGTTACCCATCGTTCCAACATGGAGACTCTTACTGGAGTTCATCCACTGTATTCTGTTTTGTGTTCCCGAATCCAGCGTAAACGTAACAGCGTCAGAATCAACAAGAGGCGAGCTGACGCCAAAATTATTAAAATCACCGGCTTGAGAAAGCCAGATAGTTTGTCTGCGGAGTGTGTTAGCCGCGAAAGCAAGGCGTTGCTGGTGGAATGTAACTCTCTCAGGCCAGCCGTAATCGTCACTCCAATCGTCTGGCTGGTTAGCAAACGTAACCTGCACCAACTCCCAGCACGAATGGTCGTGTCGCCGGATTATGTGAGGGGGGAGGCCAGACTGCGCTATGTACATCTCATCACCAGACTGCGCCCAATCAAATTTATTGATATCCCAATCATCTGGAAGAATAAGCGTCACAACCTCGTCAACAGCTATGGCTCCAACCGAGATACTGAGTTTAGCGTAAAGCCGCCCGCCAGTTATTGTCCCGTTTGTAACTGTTACTGTGGCCTCGCCGTTTGGATTGTCGTAAGCCACGGTGTAATCGGTAGTCACTGTTAACGTGGTTTTAGTATCGTCGTCAGCTATATGCCACACTACGATAGCCGATGCGGTTGCCCCGTCAGGATAGAAAAAGACATAGTCTCCGGTTCCTGTGTAATCGTGGCTCGATTCAGTATCATAATCACAGGCTGACCCCGACCCAAGAACCACGCCGTCTGTGCCGTCTTCTAACGTGGTGGCAAGCACCATGCGGTTTTCTGTATCGACATCATCGGTCCACTGATAAAAAATCATCACATAGGCTTGCACTTCGTTAAACACAAAAGGTATAAGACGGGCTTTCTCGGCCACAATATCGAAGCCAATAGTGTTTAGATCATAAACAAATTTGAAACCGGGGCGACGAATGGCTGGGCCTTGTGTGGCGCAGAACATATTATGCAGAACTTTGCAGCCGTTAAGATACCGGTCAAAATCAACACGGTCATTCATCAACGGAGACAGCTCCCCCGCAGTGAAACTGTGTTTAAGTCGGAAGAACGCCATTATCGCACCCACCCAACATCTGGATCGATCCAGCCATCAGGATACACAAAGGAATCATTATTGGGATCCTCATCAAACTCGCGGTAATCATTACCAACATTGGCGCTGGACTCCCACGCGTTTTGCTGCTCTATTTTGAACTGCTCTACTAACACGGCAATAAGAGATTTGTCTTGTGTTATGGCTGGCCCCATCTTAACAGCTAGTCCAAGAGCGAGAAGATCGTTAAAGATACTGGGGAATCTTGAGGTATCAACTATCTTATAAGTGTAATACAGCATGACATCTACACCAGAAGTTGAGTCTATCTCACAAAACAGAGAGTTACCCATAACAATCCATTTTGTTTTTGATCCTCGGGGGGCTATATCCCTAGCGGTGTGACAGTCGTTTGGAAGTTGATAGGCGTATAAACCTTCAGGTGATGTAACACCGCTCAACGGCTGCAACTTCACATACTTCCGGGCGAACGACCAATCAAATTTGGCTAGAAGGTAGTCTCTGGTAAAGTCGAAGAATACGTCCGCCATTCTCGCTCGTTTGTTCTTCTCTGAAAAACTACGAATAGCGTCAGCCCCTAACGTAGCTAGAGCGACATTACAGATTTCTATCTTCGAGACAGCCATTACAGCACCTTATTGAGATCCACGTTGTCAATATCCCGATATCGGCTATCAAGCAAGAGATCGACAGTTTTTTCTTTGCCGCGATTCCTTGCTTTTTTGTCGTATCGCTTCTCTATAAAAGCCTTCAATTCATCAAGGTCATACTCGGCTTCCCGCAACTCCTGCTCTTGCGCAGTGTCAAAATCTACCGGCCCCGCCTTCTTACCCTCGATAGCCCTAAAATGATTTGGAACCTTTTTAAACTCTTCTACCTGACCGGCAGAAAAATGTTGTGGCCTGCCTTCCGTGTTTCTTATGTAACAGTCCCTGACACATACACATTTCATACTAGCCTCCTTTTATAAACTACCCCCGGCACCATTGCCGGGGGTAGCTGGTTATCACCTTTTCCTAAAAGAAAAGGTTATACATTGGTCTGGACACCCGGCAGGACAATTCCTGCTGAGTAAGAACCCGCCGACACCGAGCCAACCAAGGCTATGGTGACGTACCGCAACACACTCGAGGGTAACTCAAATTCAACCGTATCCCCTATTGCGGGGGGCGGAGTAATCGTCAGAACTACCTCATCTGCGGGAAGAACAGCCGCATCAAGTACATTAATAGCGGTACACGCGGTAAGTGTTGCTTCTGTCGTGAAAAAACACTTAATGGGTTCACCGGGACCGGGGCGAACTGCGCCCAGATCGATTGTTTCTGGAGTCCCGCCGTAGGCAAGACTGTCAGCGAACATGGTTTCATTATCAAGAATCATATCTATCTCCTATGAAATTAAATTTGTGTAATGATTTCAGCTATAGCTCAAACCTATTAAGTCAAGATAGCTTCAGTTTCGAGGATCGCGTTGCAGCCACGAACCGGAATACCACGGAAAGAGAGAACTTCCTTCCCGAAAACGTTGGCGTAACCGAGGGCGGCGTTAGCCTTCTCGACGGCAGCGATATCCAGCATCGCCAGAACGCCGGGGCTTGCGTAAAAAATACCGCGTCGTCCCTGCGGCACGGTGTACATCGCCTTAATCATGGCGTAGTACAGACCCTGCTGGTCGGCGGTGGTGAGCATCGCGGAGAGATCGACGTTAGCGATACGAACGATGTAGCGCCAATCTCTTACACACATACCCATCTTCCACTGGTAGTGAGTCCGGTAGCCCTGAAAGCGACCACCATCGTCATCAAACAGCGTGTCTTCACCGAGGTCTTGGGCTTTCATACCCACCTGAGATCCTTTCGGATAAATACCATGAACGGTATCCTCACCCCAAACGATGTACCAGACCGATGTTTCAACATCAGCACTGTCGCCAGTGGCGCTGATAACGTGATCCAGATAGTTCGAGTTTACCTGAGAAGTCGGCTTGGCGTTCTCGGAAGCATCACCGAGAGAAGCATACCGAGGGGCCAGACCGAGAAAACGCTCGGGGTAGGCACCAGTATCGCCGTAGAAAATGGTGGACGCCATTGTGTTGGACATGGCCTCGATGTGCGGGATGTCCTCGGACATACGCCATTCGGCGGTATTCCCGTTGAGCATGGCGAGGTCTTTGTCCACTTCGCCGTAATCCTCAAGCATGCCGATGGTGTCATCGACCTGTGCGGTGAGGGATTTGGTCGGCTTGACACCGTAGTTCAGCTTACGCCAAACAGGGGTCGGAAGACCGGATCGAATTGTGGTACGGTGACCGGTGGGCAAGTTACCCTCTACCATCGGGATGTCCTGAAGGATAGGGTTGTACTGCTCCAGCAGTTCCGCGATTTTTGCTATGGATCCATCGGGGTCCATGCGCTTCGTCAGATTTACGAGATTCGGATATTCCGAACCTGTCATTGGGGTATAAGCCATTTTTTAAATCTCCTATTGTTTACTTGGGTGGTTTGCACCGTACATCGCTTGGGCCGCTGTTTTCTCGCCCGGGCTGCGCGGTACGGCGGATTTCAAAAAACCTCCTTCTTGCATCGATTTTCCGATGCTATAAAGGAAATCGAGTACGTCGGGGTGATTTCCCCACCCCGAAGTCGTAAGCGCCTCAAAGAGCTTACCCTCGGGGTCGTTTTGTCGTAGTGCAGCTCTCGCCAAACTCAACCTTGTTTTAGCGTCAGCTCCCCACTTCTCAACGTGGGCTTCCCCTTTTTTTAAAAGCGCCTGTTGCTCGGTCTGTTGCATACCGTGCAGGTATCCCCCGAACTGCTGCAAAGTTGCATTGAGTTGCTCCTGTGTGAAGCCATGCTCGTTTGCAAAAGTTCTAAGGTTGTCGGGCGCTCCTTCAGGCAGCTCGTACTCGTTCGGTTTTGGCACCACCCGCGCTTCGGACTCGTCCCCATCCTGCGGGGGAGTCTCTGCTGCTGTCATGCTCTCCGGTTCTGTACCTTGCTGCGTATTGCCTTCATCTGTAGTTACTGCTTCGTTTTCTACCGGCGCAGCAACATCTGGTTCAATCGTCGGTTCCGTAGTCTGTGTCGGTGTAGGTTCCGTCGCTGTTTGTTTCTCGGCCATCTCTGTTTACCTCTAGGTCTTGTTTAGCAAGTATCAAACGCCCGTATATTGTTGGGTCTGCTTCCTCAAGGAAATGCAGTATTTGCAACCCAATGGAACGTTTGCCCTCATTGTAAAATGTTCGGGAGTTCCCTGTAAAGGCGTCGCTGTAAATATCACAAAGGGAAAGTATGTGCCAGATAACATCTTGTCCATATGAGGTTTTGAGCAGTTCTCGCATATTCTCCAGTAGGACACCGTATTCTTTTTCCTCTTGTGTCTTTTTTCGAGCCATTACATCATACCCATATTACGTGCTATCTGTTGAGTTTCCAGCTGCTTCAACCCCGCTTCGGCCTGTGTCTTCTGGGCGTCCGCCATTTCTTTATTCATCTGAGCTTGAATAGCCTGCTCCTGCATCTGCTGCTCCTTCTGCTGCTGGGCCTTCATAGCTTCAGCACGTTGGGCGCGAATCATGTCTACCTGCTCCTGCGGCCTCAACACACCCAGCTGTACGCCGGTTATATTCGCATATTCCCGGGCAGCTTCGTCAACATTGATGTTGTCGAGAATAGATTGGTCGAACTGTGCAGCTTGCCCAACAAACGCCATGAAAGAATTTATGCCTTGCAGTGCTACCGAACGCTGTGCTGTGGCTAACGGGGAGATAAGACGTATCTCGTAATCCCCCGCCAACTCTGCCAGCGCCGGGTCAAGCATCGGCATCTGCTCCTTACGAAGCATTATGTTAAAGCACCGCTCAATAACGGGTTGCAGAAATTCATGCTGGAGTCGTTCGATAACTGGTCCGAGACGGAGCATCTTTTCCTGCTCTCTGGCATTGACCTCAGTTGCCTTATATGGGGTTGCGTTTGGATCTCTTGCGGCAGTAAGGAAAATGTCATTAAAGAAGTTTCGTTGAATTCGCTGCTCCACACGTTCGACCGCTGCGCTAACTCCATTAAAATCGAATCTGACTTGGTAGAGTTCATTGATCGTTTCCTGTGAGTTGGCGTAGTAGTTGTAACCCCCCGGAAGTGTGTTGGTCTTCCCCCTCATCCGCGCCGGTACATTCAACGGCGGGTTGATCGTTTTGTGGGTTGCCATCAAAAAAGCCTTCTCCATCTCCTGAAGCCGCTTTATATCCGGTAGCGCCCGAGACCCCGGGCCTAGGCCGTAGTCGTCAGAACCTATTGTGTTCCATCGAGCTATCGGGTACGGGAACTCATAAAAACCATCGGTCATAATAGGAGCTTCTTGGGTGGGGTAACCTTTTTGATTACCACCCGTCTGCATCGCGAAGAAGTCCCGGGTATATGGTTTACCGTTATTTGTCTCTTTACGAACACACTCAAGAACAGATACGTCAACCTTGTCTACCGTATTATCGTTCTTCTCAACAGCTTTCTTCCATTCTTTAGAAGCAGTATCAGGAAAACGTTGAACGAACTGCCGCTTAGTCATAAAAATGACACGGAAATACTGATCCGGTCTACCATCGGCCCCCACCGAGAACACGTACTCCCCGGCGGTAAGCAGCTCAAAACGGAAAGGAACATCATCATCATGCGTGTCGTGACCAACATACATGTTCCCAGTTCCAAAACCGGCGTATTCTATATAGAAGGAGTTTATGACAGCGTAAAAATTGCTGGCATGCAGTGCGTCGTGGAGCCGCCTCTCGCACTCTTGTAACCAGCCTTTAAGAACGTCGATAGCCTGCAGATCGGGGCGCGACCACTCGAGTGAGAACCACGGACGACTAGGACTTGTAAGCCCACCGTGCATGCCGGAAGTCAAAACATACAGCGCATCTTCTGCTACGGTATTTATAACCTTGGGGCTGGTAAGTTTCCTTTTTGTGGGCTTGCTCAAACGGGAATATATACCCCGCCCCGGCAACAGAAAATCGCTTATTTGTTTCCATTCCTGTTCCCAATCACTACGCTCGGAACACAGAGCCGTGTAAGTTGCGTACGCTTTGCTATAATCATACTTCATTTAATCACCCGAGAGTACAGAGCCGCCAACATTGGGTTCTTCTTCGTCCAACAATGGTGAAGTAAGAACTGTGTCAAGCCTGCTCTTCCGAAGTATTTGGGTGCGGTTATAATCCGCAGACGCTTTCTTAGACAGCTGTTCCTGCTTCCCTGTCCAATCTATTTCAGGGTTGCGATATATCTCGGGCAGCTCCATGTTGGCGCTCATATTTAGCAGCATGTTTTCCTGCATTGAGTTCTGCATGGCTTCCTGCTGCTGCATTGCTTGCATCATGGAGTTCTGCATACCCTCCATAATGCCCCCCATCATTTCCTGCATCATGCCCATCATCCCGGCTATCTCACCAGAGTTATCAGGCATATACGGCATCGGCGGTGCCTGTTGTGAGGAAGAAGAACCTCCTTTCCCAAAAATGTCTCCTATGAAACCCATAACTATTCTCCTAGTAAGGTTTGTGCGCCGCCGAGTAGTTGCTCTTCTTCGTCCTGCAGGAGAATTTTTGGTTTCTGCCCAACCCCTGCAGAAACTTGCTCCTCACCACCCGCCTGACCTTTTACCTTACTAGCGTCCCCGCGAGTTATGGTGAAGCCTTTGAAGCCCGCAGGGTTCCCCCACTGCTTCATAAGGGCTTCGAGCTGCCCCTGCTCGCCTTCACCCCAAACAGACGCAAAATAGTCACTTATGCGCTTGGTTTTTATTTCGTCAGTAAACTCATAGTCAATACCGAGTAGCTTGGCGTTGGCTATCTCTTGGTTGATCTGTGAGTTTATATAATCTGTGGATGATCCCGCTGCGTCCATGTAAGCCGCGTACAGCTGATCCCGCTGATTCTGTCCTGCGATGCGCTGCCGCTCGGCTTCCTGCTGCCTTAACGCCTCTTGCTGTTGTTTCATCTGGGCATCAAAATCCACACCGCTGTCTTGGGCTGAAGGTATGTGGGGCATAGCCATGTGCGGCATTTCAAACCCCCCGAAATGGGGAGTGTGTACTTGTTGGACCGACTTCTGTCCTGACAACCACGACTGTAGCGCAGAGTCATGCCCGTAAGGTATCTGCCCCGTTATGTCGTTCCACTTCTGCCCCGAAGCCCCCGCTGCATAAGCCTGCTGGTT